GCACTAGAAAGCAAATGCCCACTAGCGCCACAAATATTGCGTACAAATCGTTTTTTTTCATTTAGAAAGGTAAGGCGTCATTTTCAACAATTCGCTTCTCTACAGGCTTAAAATTGCCTTGGTTTTTATTAGCCACCTGAACTGGCTTCCATTCGTCAACCTCTAAGTAGTGAGTCGGCTTGCCTTCGACCTTTTCGGTCTTTTCCTTTAGTACTAAATTAACCCATTCAGTATCGTTTTCGTTTAGGTATTTTAGCAACTTTTCTAAGTCGCTTCTGCTTTGGCTTATCTTAGTCATTTGGCCAAATTTTGTTTGGATAATTTTGGCGTTACCGCCGTAAATCTTGCTCATAATGTTAACTGGTTGTTTAATTGATTATATTGATTTATTGCTTTAAATATTTGGTAAACTACTTGCGGAACTACTGCGTTTCCATACGCTTTTATTGATTCTTTCCTCCATTTTGAAAAGGTAATTCCGTCCAATTTTTTGGGAATCCCATTAATTCCTGAACAAACGAGGTTTTCAATTTGTATGTCGGCTCGCCTATTTTCGTTAAATCTGCTGCCATTTGCCTCAATGTCATTTGTAAATTCACTTTTTTTAACAAATGCCTTTGTTTCCTTTTTTTGTATGTTATTGGTTTTACTCCTGTATTCCAATCCATTGCGTTTGGAGTAGGCAATAAACCAAATTCGGTCTCTTTTATGATTTGCTCCGACACCAGCAGCTGAAAGTAAAAACGGTGTGACTTCGTAGCCTTCAGTTTCCAAGTCAGCCTGCACTTCGTCGAATACCAGCCCTCCATTCCAATTAGTAAGCCCGCGAACGTTTTCGCCCACAACCCAGGTCGGTTGAATCTCTCGAATTGCTCTAAGCATCTCGGGCCATAAATGGCGCTCGTCTTCTTTTCCAAGTCGCTTCCCAGCCGATGAGTATGGCTGGCAAGGGAATCCGCCTGTAAGGATGTCAATTGTTCCTCGGTGAATAGTGAAATCTGTCTTGGTAATATCATTATAAGTTATTGCTTTTGGCCAGTAATATTTTAAAACTTTTTGCCCAAATTCATTCCATTCGCAATGGAAAACATTTTCCCAACCCATCCACTCAGAGGCTAAATCAAAGCCTCCAATTCCGCTAAACAATGAGCCGTGCCTCATATTAACTGATCTAAGTTTTTTCCGTCCTTAATCGCCTGTAAAATAAACAATTTCCAAATCTTATTCTTGGTTTTGGCCCCAACTGTTGACTCCTCAACGTATCGCGTGGTCAATCGCAATTCTCGGCGCACGTCGCTTTCTAACTCTTCAACGTTAAAGTCCCAAGGTTTTAAAATTCCTTTTTCTTGAAATCTATTAAACCAATAAACTCCCCATTCGGCAATGTGTCTACACGTTCCAGTTTCTTTGGCGTGCTGGTAATTATCGCGAAAGGTTTGGCGTCCAATTTCCTTCCAATGTTCGATTTCCTCGTTGCTATATTCACGCTCCTTGTTGTTTAGCGCTTGGACTTCTTGCACAATTTGGCTTTGGTGGTGCGCATAATAATGGTTTATCCAAACGCTTACCGTCTTTTCGTTAACGTGGTAAAAATCGCCGTATTGGCCACGCATTCCAGCGTGTAAAATATAGTCAACGCGCTGATCTGTCATCCATCCATAGGAACCAAACAACTTGCTTAGGCAAGCCAGCAATTCGTTGGCTTCTTCTTTTTTGTACTCTTTAAATTGCTTTAGTCCGCAAACAAATTCCATTTTGCGGAGGTGCGTTAAAATTATCTCATTCATTTTTTAGGTGTTTTTGTTTTTGCAAATCTTCATAAATTTCGTCGAATACGTTTCGACTTTTTGGTTTTTCGGCTGGCTTGTTGTATGTGCTTTTTGTTTTGCTTTGAAAGGTGATTGAATTTTTAACAAAATAATTAAAGTCTTTTTTTAAGTCTTGGATTGTTTTAAATTCTTTTCCCTCATTTACTGCCAAGTATTCAACCAAATATTTTTCCAACTGGGAGTCATTTATTTCGTGTATTGTTTTTAACTGACTTGCAAAAGGAATTTGCATTGGTAATTCTTTAAAAAACTCGTCGTCTATAATATATCTATTTAAAATTATTTCATTCTTTATTTCTTTTACTTCTTTAGTTGGTTTCACTTGCGTTTCACTTGCGTTCCAGTTGCGTTTCACTTGCGTTTCACTATCGTTTCGCTCACCTTGGTAAGTGTCATATTTACAGATAGTTATCCGTGTCGTTACCGTTTCGCTTTTTAACACAATCATTGAATCTTTTTCGAGCATTTTTAAAAACCTCAAAACCTTTGATTTGTTAATTTTCCAGCGATTTGCCCAAGTTTCATAAGAGTAAACAACCTCACCTCGGTTAACCTCTATAACCTGGCCCTTTATTAAAACCTTTTTCGGTTCAATGTTGGCTTGCATTAAAATGTCTAACCACCACTTTAAGAATTCAGGCTTTTGCCAAATCCAATGCTCATTCAATTGCCTATGTAACTTGATCCAGCCGCTCATTTAAATAAAATAAAAAAGCCCAACAGGTGAGAGACTGTCGGGCTAGGTTTAGTTAACCTATGGAATTATTCTTGCCTCTCACCTCAGGAATAATTCGTTTTTCAAATATAACAATTTCTAATTTATCCAACTAGATACCGCCTTTTTAGTTCAGTATATATTGTGCCATAACATCGGCCAAGTTCCGCAGCAATAACCTTAATTGGCTTTCGGTCTTGCCAGCCTTCAAAGATTAAATCTTTTTCTTTATCCGTTACTTTGCGCCTTTTCATAATCGTTTAAAATTTGCTCAATGGCTGCCAAGCAGTCGTGAAATAAAGCACCGCCCTGGTCGATTGAATTGTGCAACCGTTCAAATAAACTAACAAATTCGTGGAATTGCTTAATCGTTGCCTCGCCTCCGTCGTAGTTTTCCAAAAACCTAAACGCCTCGGTCGACTTACGCTTTAAGGCGTTAATCATATTTTTATGTTTAGTCTTTAGATCACCATCAAAAGCCTTGAGCATTGTCACGTCCTCGTAGTAATCCAGCATTATTTCCTGAAGCGCCAAGTAAACCAAGTACTTTTGGGTCGCCCTGTGGTTAAGTTCCAAAATTGCTTCCTCTCGTGTCATTTCTTTAGAATATAGCGTGCAACTCGTTTCCCATTTTCCAAGGTTACCATATCGGTCACAACGTTTAAACCCTTGTCTCTAAGGTCAGCAATTCGGGCCGCTAGCCTAAAGCATCCAAACTGGTTTAGGGCTTCCAATTGAGTTAAGGAATAGCCATTTAAAAGCCAGCCCTTAATAAGCGCGTTTTGTGAGTCGGTGGATTCCATTAGTTAAGAAAGTTTAAAAGTAAAACATTGGCTTTTGTATACTCGTCTTTAAATTCTTGCTCGCTAATTGCGATTAAAATCTGGCTTTGTAGGTATTGCATCCAGCGGCTGGCAAATGCCTCATTTTTGCCAATTGAAATTTCAGGATAAAAAAACTCGTCCAAGTTAGATTTTACAAATAGGTAATTGTTGTCGTCCAATATCATATAAAAATGATGGGCGATTTTAAAATACTTAGGAATCTCAAACTCGTTTTCTGAGTAGGTGGGTGCTTTAATTTTAATCGTCTCCATAGGTGTTTGTTTTAAAGGTTTACAATAATTTAAGGCCAAGTAGGTAGCCAAGCGCAAAGATTGGCAAAAATGCCACGATTGCGTAAATAATTTTTCCGATTACTTTAAGTGCTTTGTTCATTGGTGTTTTGGTTTAAAGTTTAGCAATATTAAAACTAATCTAAGAAATAAAAAAGATTTTATACTTTTTTTTCAATCATATTTTTTGACTGGGCTACGTCCAGCAACTTTTTTACCTTGCGAAATTCCAATTTTTGATCCTCGGCAATTTCGCTGCAATTGTAACCGTAAGTCGCTAGGGTTAGAATTCTATTAATTTGGTGGTCAGTTAAAATGTTAAAAATGTTTTCGTCCATCAATTTGCGAGGGTAAAGTTCATGCAACTTTAGTTTGGTATAGAGTAGGTAGCCAACTTTTTCGGCATCCAGTCCAATCTTTGCAGCAATTTTTTTGCGTGTAAATCCCTCAATATACAAGCGCTTTACCTCGTCTATTATTTCCTGAGTTTCCATAGCCTTTCAAATGTTTGGTTAAATGGTAATTTTTCTTTTTGGTAAGTTGAACGTATGCCTTTTGGCGCCAAGTCTCCTGGTCGTTCAATTGATTTGTTTAAATAGGTGTATTTTATCATTTGAGTTTTATTTAGTCCATCCACTTTCCATCATTTATTAAATGCCAAAATCTATGTTTTAGCACCATAATAATTAACTCCCAAAGCGTATCCGCCTCGTAAGTCCCATTTTTTACAATTAGTTTCATTCGCTTTCGTAGGTTTCTTTGTAGTATTGTCCTAAATGATATTTATGCATAATTGCTGAGGATGCTCCGTTTAAGTTTGCCGCCTCTATTTGCATTTTTTCTCTTTGCTTTGCTTCTTTTAAAATTGAATGCCATATTAACTTATCTTTTGGCGTATCCCATAGACGAGAAAATAACCAATCAACCGCGGTCTGTTTCATTTTATTTGAAGGTTAAAGTTTTCTACTATTCTAGCGCCTAAGACATTCTCCCCTCGTTTAATTGCGTCTTTAATTGCGACCTTGTCCGCGGTTACTACGTTTTTGACGTTTAAAAATTGACCTGGTAAAGCCTCAACAATATCAACCTCGACCGATTCGCTGCGACGTGTTGAAAGTTTAAAAAGAGGACTTTCTATTTTTTCGATGCCACTTACCAGCATTGCGTTTTTAACCGCGTCCTTTAGCCTTGTAATGGCTCTGTCCTTACTTTCTTTCATTGCCTTTAAACGCTTTATTTCGTTGTCGATTGCGTCAACATCGCTTTGGATGTTTGCAATTACCTTGGCATAATTGCCAGCCTTTGCTTGTAATTGATCCTGATTAATTATTAGCATTTGCTCCAAATCATGCGTCAATTCTTCGGTTTCCAATAGGGACGCTAATTCGAGCGCGTCCCGTGTTATTTCGTATAAACTTGCCATTAAAGTAGTCCGTCTAAGGTGTCCAATTGTTCCTGGGTTAATTCGTATTTATTTAAAGCCTCTTTGGCTTGCTTGCGTTGCGCGTCGGTTCCGTTTAGGTATCTAACCAAGTAAGCGAATTGCTCATCTGTTGGCTTGGTCTTGGTAACCGCTAGGCCTTTGCCGTGGTCGTTGGTCGAGTCAGGGTCTTTGTTATCGTCGATTAACAGGAGGCCCGAAAGCGCGTATTTACGAGCGTAACTAGACGACGAGCCGAACGACTGGGCCACGTCCATTCCTTTGCGGTTTATGTCAATTCCAGCTTGGGCCGTTACCGCTCTGCCCTCCATATCTTTTTGAATGCTTGCAGTTGACTCAATAAAAACAATTCCGCCAACCTCTTTAACTTCGTCCTCAATTATTAAGGTGCAGCCGTATTTTAAAAGCAAAGGCTTTACAGCCTCCAAAATGTCTTCGACAGATCGGTATTTGTATTTCCCAAAGGAATTGTACTGGTTTTTTGGAGCCTTTAACTCCGATTGAATAGCAATTAATTCTTTCATAGGTGTTTGTTTGTTTAAAGGATTCGTTCAATTTCAATTTCTAATTCTGCCAAAATGCTTGGCGTTGGTTTAACCTCAATTACCTCGTCGGTTTTTTCGTCGTTATACGACAGACTAGCCGTGTAATCAATTGTTATTTCAACTTCGCCATACGCTGGCGCCCATTCGCTTTCGTCGTCGCACCAGTTGGCAACCGTGTAGTCGCCTTGCCAATAGTAAGTTTTGCCCTCATAGGTAAACTCAATTTCCTGGTCGTAATGTGTTTCTGTTTCGTGATTCATAGTTTAAGAAAGTTAAGCCCCCGAGGGGGCCGTTATTAGTTTAATACTTTATTTGCCCACTTTTCTGCATTTTTTACGCTTGCAAAATATTTGCATTCTAAAACTTGAGATTCACCTTGGTAAATTTGGCAATACATTGCAATAAATGAGGATTCGCCATTTTTTGTAATTTGTACCTGTTTGCTTTCAGTTGTATTTTTTAAAGTTGTCATTGTTTTAGTGTTTTGTTGTTGTTTGATGAATCAAATATCTAACAAAAAAATTAGATTCCAAAATATTTCTAACTTTTTTTTTCAACAAAAGTGAATATTTTTTTTCCGTGTCGTTTTTATTGCTTTTATCTTGCGTATGGAACAAGCGGAAATTATAAACCCATTTGGCTACCTGGTAGCGTCCAAGGTATTGGACGAAAACAGAAAGCCAGCCGATTGGTGGATTCAATATTTAGAGTTTAATGAGTCGGTCGCTGAAAATGAATTTTACGTTCTATTTGCTGACGGCTTGCTAGTTAAAAAAGGCAAATCAAAATTTAAAACTAGCCAATATGTTAAAGGCGAAAAGTACTTGGACTTTAAAACGTTTTATAACCAAGCGAAACTTGAAAAGGATTCCAGCATTGCTTGGGTTTTGTATGGTGATAATTTGCCTTATTAAATGGTGGATTCTATTTATAAAAATTCAACCAATCCTTTATTGATGGAAAACAACTTTTTTGCCGTTCAAGTAGGCGTTGTACTGGAAGAAATACGCGACTTGCTGATTGCTAAAAATTTTAAGTACGGCAACTCAGCACTTGAGCCGCTTGGCGTGTTCAGTAAGTTGTCTGCAAAAGAGGGCCTACTTGTAAGAATTGACGACAAACTTAAGCGAATTAAAAACGGATCATTGGAAAAAGACGATGAAGACGTTGTAAATGACCTAATTGGCTACCTTGTTTTATTAAAAATTCAGGCAGACCAAGACTCAAATTATGACGAGTTAGACGGCTCGCATAAATGGAGCAAGGTCGAGGCTATACGCTTTGACATATAAATTTAACAAAGCCAGTTTAATTGTATGCTTTTGCGTATAAATTCGGTAAAAAACCGAATAACAAAGGTAAATTTTACAATTTTTTACCCTCAAAAAATCTTTTTAGAAACTCCGATTTGATGCACTTTTTGCAATGGTTCGAATTGGTAGGTAAACAAATACTTGTTGTCCAAGTAACTAATTGACGCGCTAGGCTGGATCAATGAATTAACGGCACCACCAACGTAAATTCCTTTAGGCTTTTGTATTATTGTCTTGGTTTCTGTATTGGTAATTGTGTTGGTTACGACTGGTATTTTAAAATCGTTCGTAGCGGTCATTTTAAGCACCTCTCCGAGGACTTCACCGCTGACGCTTGTAATTCCATACTCAAAAGGAAAAGACGCTGTAAACTGGCTAATTTGTGGCTTAAAATCGATTAGCACCGTATCTCGTAAAACTTCGGTTTTTATTTTGGTTTTGGGGATGTAAACCGTGTCTTTTACCTCGACAATCAAAGTGTCCGTATTTGTCACGGTTTCAAATTTGTAAACCGTTTCAAAGTCATTTTTTGGGAAAAATATATAAGAAACAAGTATTCCACCAATAAAGGCTATTGTCGCAATTTTTATTTTTTGGTTGTCGTTAGAGAAATTCATTGCTCAATAAATAAATTGTCTTGCTCTAGTATTTTGCGTAACTCATTTCGGCAATACTTATAAGCCTGGTAAGTTTCGTCCGATAATTCTTTGTATTTCATTTCAGACCTTAGCAACTGGTCAAAATCCCAAATAGCGCTCTTATAATTATGGCCGTTTATTGCGGCTTGGAAATCGTCGTTTTCTTCAGGTAAATAGTATTCAAGTATTGCTTTCATAACGGAAATTTACAAGAATCAACAAGCATTTCGTAATAATCAGTTTTTGTGTTTCTTATTCTGCTTGCGTCTAAGGTTAGAATTCGGCCGCCAGTTGGTTTAACAGGCGCCCCACGTTCAACGTGCCAGCCTCCAAAGCCGTCCTCGTATTCTTCCTTATAAACTCCGCAAATTGCTAAATGTATTTGCTTTTGTACTAACTCGTGCGTGTGCTTACCTGGGTTATATTGGACCGTATCCCTAACGTCATTTCTGCTAGAATTTTCGTGAATGTGGCCCATAACAAAAATGTCCATATTTTCATAAATTTCTAGCGCCCTAGTCAAGTTTATCGCCCCGCGTGTAACAATGCCTCCTAATCCTAGACCGTGGTGATACTTCAAATTTTTTGAAATGTAAGTATTTCCTTCGACTTGGCTTTTAATAACAAGCCAGCCCCCATAACCGCCAGTAAATACGCTTGTTTTATTCGTGTAGTTTAGCAAATCAACAAAACGCTGCAAAGGATCAGTTTCCAAATTCTTAATAATTGCCGTCTCGTGGTTTCCGTAACCAATAACGGTTAACAAATGCGCGTAAGGGGACCACCAATCTACGGCGTCCTCAATTACCGCGTCAATATAATTCGCTTTATTATGCTCAGGCAATACGTCTTTTTTGCTTCGCCTTGGGTCGTACTTGCCTTGCATTAAACAAAAAAAATCGCCGTTGATAAAGATAGGAATGGCTTGCTCTTTGCAATAGTCCAAATGGCGCTTTAATTTTTCGCGGTCGCATTTAGGATTGTCCCAATGTATGTCCGATAATAAAGCAATTTTGGACTCACTTTGGTCGAGGTTAATTTGGTGTAAATTCCTCGAGATTCTTTTGACTTCCATCAAATAGGTAGATAAGTTGTTTTGCCTCCTGACCGAACTGCTTTGAGTTTTTGCTTTCGATTTCCTGTTTTCACATAGGAAACGTGTACCCAGTCGGGATTGGAATCCGTTCCAAATTCCCAAATCAACTGGTCAAAATCTAGCCTTTCTTTTATAAAGTCAAAAATCATTTTGTTCGTTACACCGCCTTTGCTGCCATCCATATCGATGTCGATTGCCTGGCCTTTGCAATGCTGAGACGGTGCGCTTCCTTTTATAAAAGCGTTTAACGCCTGGGATCGGTAACCGCTAGAAATAAAAATTGGCTGCTTAAAATGCAAACGGATAGGCTCAAAAACCTTTTCTGCCAATAGTTTAAAGTTCTCCAA